AACCTGTGCGTGTCCGGTCGGCTTTTGCACGGCGGGCACCCAGTGCTTTCCTGGCAAGCAGCAAACGTGGCGATTCAGAGCGACTCAGCAGCAGGCAACATCAAGCCGAGCAAAGCCAAGAGTACAGAACGCATTGACGGCATCGTGGCCCTGGTCATGGCCATCGGCTTATGGCAGGCGGCCACGGCACCGCCGCCTGAACAATCCTGGGACATCATGACGCTATGAGCGAGCACGCCATCTCCGACTACCGCATGGTGGATCTCCGTGGCATCGACTGGGCCGACATGGGTGGCGGCAGGACGGCGTCCGGCGTGCGGGTGACGCCTGAGACGGCGCTGGCGTGTGCGGCCTACACGGCGTGCATCCGAGTCATCAGCGACGGCGTCAGTGCCCTGCCGCTGCATCTGTACCGACGCCTGGAGAATGGCGGCAAGGAGCGGGCCACGAACCACCCGCTGTATCGGCTGCTGCACACGCAGCCCAACCCATGGCAGACGGCCCAAGAGTTTCGGGATCTCATGACGGCCCTGTATCTCAACTACGGGGCGAGCTACGCCGAGATTCGTGCCGGCGCTCGAGGCCCAGTATCTGAACTGTGGCCACTGCACCCCAGCCGCATGGAGGTCGAGCGGCTTGAGGACGGCAGCCTGCGGTATCTGTACCGGGAGCCGAATGGCCGGCAGACGATCTATCGGCAGGGGCAGATATTCGCCCTGCGGTACAGGACAGAAGACGGCGTGACGCCGACTCCCACGTATCGCCTGTTCCGCAATGTCATCGGGCTGTCGCAGGCGTTGGAGTCATACGCCGCATCTTTCTTCGGCTCAGGTGCCCGGCCAGGCGTCATCCTTGAGAGCGACAACCCGATTCCGGTAGAGGCGGCTGAGCGTCTCCGTGAGCAGTGGGAGCGGATGCACCGTGGGCCGGATCGTGCGTTCCGCACCGCCGTGCTGCCCAACGGCGTGAAAGCTCACGAGCTCTCGCAGAGCAATGAAGCCAATCAGATGCTGGAAAGCAGGGCTGCACAAGTCACTGAGGTGGCCAGGTGCTTTGGGGTTCCTCCGCATTTGATTCAACAACTGGACCGCAGCACCTACAGCAACATCGAGGTACAGGGCACCGAGTTCGTGCAGCACTGCCTGTTGCCGCATCTGAAACGGTGGGAGGCGGCCATCAGTCGTGACCTGCTGCCCGAGGGCGACGACGAGGTCTACTTTGCCGAGCACAACGTGGCCGGGCTGCTACGTGGCGATCACGCCAGCCGGTCGCAGTATTACGTCTCGGCGTTGCAGAACGGGTGGATGAGCGTGAACGAGATTCGTGAGCTTGAGAATCTCAACCCGATCGGGCCGGAAGGCGACGTGCACTTCGTGCAGTTGAACATGACGACGCTGGACAGGCTCGCATCGGAGCCGCCGGCTGAGCCTTCACCACAACCTCCTGTTGTTGTGCAGGAGGTTGAGGACAGCCCAGAGGACGATGCCGAAGACGAGGCTGAGCAGGTGGACGATGGCGTATGAGGACATCGACTTCACGCCGCCGGAAGGCGTTCGTGAAGAAGCCGCTCGAGGGCTGGAATGGCGGCGGGAGTACGGCCGTGGTGGCACCGAAGTAGGCGTCGCTCGTGCACGGGACTTGAGCAACGGAACGGACATCAGCCCACAAACTGCACGCCGGATGAAGGCGTATTTCGACAGGCACGAGGTGGACAAGCAGGGCGATGGATGGAGCCCAGACCAGGACGGCTACCCGTCAGCCGGCAGGATTGCCTGGGCTCTGTGGGGTGGCGATCCTGGCCGCTCTTGGGCAAACAAACTCGTGGAACGCATGAACGCAGAGGACGAGGACGAGAACAGGAGCATGGCAATGGAAATCGAACGCCGTGACTACGCATTCGACGCAGAGGACGAACTGACGATTGAGAGCCGGGCCGATGGCCGGGCCGCCATCGTCGGATATGCCGCCGTCTACAACCGGCTCTCGCTCGACCTCGGTGGGTTCCGTGAGGAAATCCTGCCAGGTGCATTCGACAAGATTCTGAGCCGGCAGCGTGCCAAACAAGACGTCGTGGCTTTGTTCAATCACGACAGCAACATCGTTTTGGGCCGCACCTCGAGTGGCACGCTGGAGTTGTCCAGCGACGACAAGGGGCTGCGGTACGTTGTGACGCCACCCGTGAGCCGGGCGGACGTGCTGGAGCTCATCCAGCGGCGTGACGTCAAAGGCTCGTCCTTTGCGTTCACGGTGGACAAGAGCGGCGAATCCTTCCGGCCTGGGGAGGACGGTAAGGCGGTTCGGCAGATTCGTGAGGTAGCGGGCCTGTACGACGTTGGCCCGGTGCTCGTGCCGGCCTACCCACAGACGTCGGCCGGCGTCGCCATGCGTTCCTACCAGGCGTGGCTGGCCGAGCAGGGCCAGCCCGTCGTCTCGTGCCAGCCGCTTGTCACGTCTATTCGTGCCGCTGCCTGGGCAACCCTTCTTCGGATGAAGCATGGCTGAGCGTCCACGCTGCCAGTGCGGTGAGCAACTGCGAACCAGATCGAGCCGCCCATGCGGTGACGAGCGGCAGCGGTATCTGCGGTGCCCGAGGTGTGGGGCTCGTGCCACCGTGTTTGTAAAAACAACACATTCCGAAGTCCGCTTCTGCAAGGGACGGGGGGGATAAAGCGAGTCTGGGTTCCATCGGCAATCACGCCGCTGGAGAAACCCCATGGACCGCCTCGCTGCCCTCCGTGCCGAAGCCAACGAAGTGGCTGAGCGTCTTGAGTCGCTCGCCGCTCTCGACACCGACAACACCGCCGATGCGGCCACCCGCAAGATGGAGCTCGACGGGCTGACCGCCCGTGCCGCCACCATCAGCGACAAGATCGCTTTCGAGGAGAAGGTGGCCGAATCGGCCGCCAACCTCCGCAAGGTTTCGGAGCGTTGTGCCCCGGCTCCCGAGGTCCGTGCCGACGAGCCCAAGGCTCGGATCGAGCCCGTCCGTGACGGCCGCCGGCTGAAGGCGTTCCGTTCGCACGAAGAGGCTTACCGTGCCGGCCAGTGGATCAAGGCGACCTACGGCGGCGACGCCGAGGCCCGCCGGTGGTGCCACGATCACGGCGTTGAGGCCCGTGCGATGGTCGAGGGCGTCAACTCGGCTGGCGGGTTCAGCGTTCCCGATGAGCTCTCCAGCACCATCATCCGCAACGTCGAAACCTACGGCGTGGCTCCGACGGCGCTGCAGAACTTCACGATGTCCTCGGACGTCCTCTCGATCCCGAAGCGGGTTTCGGGCGTCTCGGGTGCGTGGCTCGGCGAAAACAGCGAGTTCACCTACTCGGACATGACGGGTACCCAGGTGCAGCTGGTGGCCCAGAAGTTCGGCGTCGCCACGAAGCTGAGCAACGAGCTCTTCGCTGACGGCATCGGGATCGCTGACCTGATCGCCAGTGAGCACGCCCTTGCCGTGGCCAAGGCCCTGGACGAAGCGGCGTTCATCGGTGACGGCACCTCGACCTACGGCGGTCATCACGGCATCGCCGTGAAGATCAACACGGCGTCCTACACGGCGAGCGTGGTGAGCGCTGCCGCTGGCAACACGGGCTTTGAGACGCTCGACAAGGAAGATTTCTTGTCGGTCATGGCGAAGTGCCCCCGTTACGCCATCCCCGGTGCCCGCTGGTACATCTCGCCGGCTGGCTACCACGCTGCCATGCAGCGGCTCGACCTGGCCCAGGGCGGCAACGCTTCGGTGGCCCAGGGCTTCGGGCTGACGTTCATGGGGTATCCGGTTGTGCTCGTTCACGTCATGAACAGCACGCTGGGTGCGGACGCCAGCAAGATCAAGGTGCTCTTCGGCGACATGGCCATGGCGGGTGCTCTTGGCATCCGGCAGGGCTACCAGCTGCGGATCAGCCAGGAGCGTTTCGTGGAGCTGGATCAGACCCTCGTTTCCGGGGTTGCCCGCGCCACGGTTTCCTTCCATTCTTTGGGCTCAGCCAGCGAGGTTGGCCCGATGATCGCCCTCAAGACGCCTGCGGCCTGAACCTAACCCTGACCTTCACCCTCTCGGAGAGATGAACCCATGATTCCTGTTGCTGCAACGAAGAGTGTGGTGGCTGGCAAGGGCGCGGTGTACACGTCCAGCCAGACCAACACCCTGACGCTCGACACGCTGGGCTTCGACTTCGCGTCCATCGACGTGATCTTCGGACCGGCGGCGAGCACCTCGAGCGTGGCCCAGACGCTGACGCTCAAGCAGGGCGATGCGTCGAGTGCCGTGACCGAGAACGTCACCGGGTTCACTGGCGATCTGAAGCCGGCGGCCTACGCCGGGCAGACCGTCACGGACACCATGACGATCAGCCGGCTGGAGGTGGATCTCAAGGGCAAGAAGCGATACCTGGCGGTGGCGGCCTCGCCCAACACCGACACGGTCATCGTCGTGGCGGCTCGCTTGGGCCGTGGCGAAGAGGCCCCCTACGACGCCACCAGCAAGGGCGTGAAGGTCAACACCGCCGGCTGACGCTTGACAGCACGAGCACAGTGGACGGCAGGCAGGGCATCACGCTCTGCCTGCCGTTCTCGTTTTTCGGAGGTGCCATGCTCGTCTCGGTTGGCGGCACGCAGGTCGACGTCCGTGTCGAGGCCATCATGTCGATGCCTCGGCTGTCGTTCACGGCCAATCATTTCGCATGGGCTCAGGCCCTCATGCCGCTTGGCATCCGCCCCACGATGGGCACTGGTGCGTTCTGGGACCAAGTCAACACGAGAGTGATGGAGCAATTCATCGACAAAGCGGAATACCTGCTGACCATCGACTACGACACGTTCTTTACAAAAGAGGACGTTGAGCAGTTGTTCGCCATGGCGATGACGTTTCAGTGCGACGCACTCACTGGGTTGCAGACAAAGCGTGAGGACGGCCGCCCGATGCTGACGCTCAAGGGCACGCTGGCCAATCCGCCAGAGGATCAGAAGGCTACGCTTCCCATGTCGTGGTTCATGGAGCCGGTGCAGGAGGTTGACAGTGCCCACTTCGGGCTGACCGTCATCAGCACGGCCGCACTCAAGCGAGCCAAGAAACCATGGTTTTGGAGCAAGCCCGATGCCAACGGTTCGTGGCACGACGGGCGACGAGATCCAGATATCTACTTCTGGGAGAACTGGCGAGAGAGCGGCAACCGTGTGTTCATCTCGCCACGTGTGATCCTTGGTCACGGCGAGTACGTCGTGACCTGGCCGGGCAAGGATCTTGGCACCCCGGTTTTCCAGTGGACAAGTGATTTCACAAGGGACTGTAAGAAGCCTGAGTCTGCATGGAGCCTGCCACAACCATGAAAATACGGATGGTTCAGTCGTTCCGCTTCTACCGGCGTGGGCAGGTGTTGCCAGACGTTCCTGATGGCATGGCTCAGGACTGGATACGCCGCGGCCGGGCCGTAGAGGACAAGCAGACAGAGATCGTCGAGACGGCCGCCGTCGAGCCCCAGGCGGAACGTGCAGACGCAACGCCACGCAAGCGAGGGAGGCCACGTGCAGTACCGCAGCCTGACACGACAGACCGCACCGGCAGTTGAGCCGGTGACGCT